AGAAAGGCAGAGCTCGAGCAGAAACTATTAGAAGGTAGTTCACCTGGGTTCGGTGATACTGAACCGCCAATGTTCTTTATGGGCTAATGAGAAGGAGACGTAACTGGCGCCAAGGAATTTTTGTTCCAAAAAATGAAAAAAAATTTATTGGGAAGCGTGCAGTATATAGATCCGGTCTAGAATTAAAATTTTTTAGATTTTGTGATGAAAATAAAAATATAATTAAGTGGGGAAGTGAGAATATAGTTGTACCTTATAGGAACCCCCTTGATGATAGATTGCATAAATACTATGTTGATAACTATGTGGTTATCAACGAAGACGGTCAACTTAAAAAGTATTGTATTGAGATAAAACCCTACAATCAGACCAAAAAACCACAAACAAAATACAAGAAAAAATCTCACCTTATTTACGAGTCTAAGCAATATATCACTAATGTAGCTAAGTGGAAAGCTGCTAGAGAGTATTGTAAAAAAAGAGGCTATCAATTCCTAATTTTAACTGAAAAGGAGCTTTTTAAACGGTAAGCTATAAATAAATGTATGGCTTTAAAACTAAATCTTGTTGTCGAGAATCCCGATCTCGATGAACAGTTTGAATATATCGAAGAAGAAACAAATAAAGACACGCCATCTAATTTATATGTCAAAGGTCCGTATATGATGGCAGAGGGTGTTAATAGAAATAATAGGTTATATCCCTTATTAGAGTTAGAGAGAGAGGTTGGGAGGTATAATAAAGAAATGGTAACACCTGGGAGAGCAATGGGTGAGCTTAATCACCCGACATCACCGGATGTAGATCTAGAAAGAGCATGCCATATGGTTACCGAGCTAACGCAAGATGGTAATGTTTTTTATGGGAAGTCAAAAATTTTAACTACACCATGTGGTCAAATAGTAAGATCGTTAATAAATGATGGTGTAAAAGTTGGTATGTCATCGCGAGCATTAGGTACCCTTGAAGAAGGTAAAGGACATAATACAGTTAAAAATATGAAACTGGTTGCTATCGACTGTGTAGCCGATCCTTCATATCCAAAAGCATTTGTTAACGGTATCTTAGAATCTAAGCAATGGGTTTTAGCAGAAGACGGAAAATACGAAGAACATTATGATAATTTTACGTCTAGCATATCTAAATTACCTAAAAAAGAAGTAAGTTCGTTTTTAACGAGCAGAATTATTAACTTTATTAAAGGTCTTTAATAAATATATATTATGGCAGGTAGAACCGAAAAAAGCAAGATTAAAAAGTTTATAGAACATCTTTCTGTTAAAAATTACGCTGTAGCGCATAAATATTTAAAACACGTTGTTGAAGATAAGCTCTTAAAAAGAATTAACAAAGCAACCAACAAACCACTCTTTTAATTATGAACCAAGAATTATTACCCGAAAGCTTAAAAGAAATATTAACTGAAGATAATGTTCAGTCAGTTGAAGCAGCTATTAAAGAAAAAATCGAACTTACAGTAGAAACAGCTCTAACTAATCAAGACGAGCTTTATTCTGAGAAGTTAGAAGAATTAGTAGGGGCAATTGATAAAGACCATACTTCTAAATTAAAGAGAGTAGTAACTGCAGTTGATAGTAACAATGCTCAAAAGCTTGTTAAGGTAGTTAAAAAATATGAAAATGATTTAAACGATTCTGCTGGTGAATTTAAAACTACTTTAGTTGAATCTATTTCTGATTATTTAGAAGAGTATATTGATGAAACAGTACCACAGAGAGCTATTGAAGAAGCTACTAGGAATAGAACTGCAACAGAGGTTTTATCGAATCTAAGAAAAGTACTTGCAGTTGATTCAACTTTAATGTCTGAATCAGTAAAAGATGCTGTAGTTGATGGTAAGAATCAAATTAGTGAGCTTACTTATAAATTAGAAGAAGTTGGAAAAGAAAACAAACTGCTTCTAGAAGCCTTTAAGGCTACCAAAGCACAATTATTCTTAGAGCAGAAAACTACTGGTATAGCTGAGAAGAAGAAAGAGTACTTAATTAAAGTACTTGGTGATAAATCACCTAAGTTTATTGAAGAAAACTTTGATTATACTGCTAGACTTTTTGATAAGAAGGAGCATGAGAAGTTAAAGATCATTAAAGAGGAGGCGTTTGTCAAGCGTAAAGTAAAAGCTGATGCTCCTAAAGTAGAAATTTCAGAAAAGAAAATAATACGTAACCCTTATTTAGATGAGTTAGAACGTATGAAATAATTTCAACCCTGAACCATGAGGTGCTTGTCACCTGAGTTTCTTGGGATTTAATCCCATGTAGGTCACAAAAGAAAGGAAACACGATTATTATGAATAATCCGCAATCATTTATAAATAGAGACAGAGCAGATACACTTCTTGAAAAGTGGTCACCTGTTCTTGACTATACTTCTGATAGCATTAAGCCTATTGACGACGACCATACCCGCCTTAATACCGCAATTCTCTTGGAAAACCAGGAGAAGTGGTGTATTGAAGAAGGATCCTCCGTTGGTGGAGGTGCCTTTGGCACAGGTGCAACGATGAACTCGATATACAACCCCACAGATGGGGTTGTTGATTCTGGTGATACGTATGCAACTGGTGATGCACGTCTTCCGAAAGTCTTAATTCCGATGATTCGTCGTACATTCCCTGAGCTTATCACTAATGAGATCGTTGGTGTCCAGCCCATGTCAGGTCCTGTTGGTTTAGCATTTGCTTTACGCTATGCTTACCAGTCACAGGATCTTGGGCAAGGAACTGATGGTAACAGCACGAGAAATACTACTACTGGTGCCGGTAATCCGCCGGGACCCAATGGTGGTGGGGCAAGTCTCTCCGGCATCGCCGGGCTTCCGAATACTGAGCTTGGTTATCAATTACTTGATACCAGGTTCACGGGATCTAGTTCTAACACTCTCTCCGGAGATGATGAAAGTAACTGGGTTTTTGCTAATCAGGATCAAGGTGTCGCTCAGATTCTTTCCGCTTTCGAGATTACTGGAAACATTCCTCAGGTCGAGGTTAAGTTCGAGAAAACAGCAGTTGAGGCTGGCACACGCCGTCTCGGCGCACGCTGGTCTGTTGAACTTGAGCAAGATCTTAAGAACATGAACGGTATCGATATTGACGCTGAAATCACAAACGCTATGTCGTATGAGATTCAAGCTGAGATCGACCGTGAAATGCTCATGAGAATGATTCAGGCTGCTCTGAATGCTGGAAGTGGAGCTGGGTTCTCTATCTGGCAGCCTGCGTCCGCAGACGGACGTTGGCTCGTTGAGAGAAACCGCGACTTCTATCAGAAACTTATCATTGAGGCCAATCGTATCGCCGTACGTAACAGACGTGGAGCAGCTAACTTTGTTGTTGCTACTCCTCGTGTTTGCGCTATCCTCGAGATGCTCCCTGAATTTCAGTGGGTGCCTGTGCAGGGTGATGTAAACACGCAGCCTGTTGGTATTGCAAAGGTTGGTTCGCTTGGTGGAAGATTTAACGTTTACCGTGATACCCGTACTGAAGTGCAGAATTCGCCGAATTACGCGAATTCGTACTATGGCGGTGGAACTGCTAGCATTGAGTATGCATTACTCGGCTACAAAGGTCCAGAGTTTTACGATACTGGTATTATCTATTGTCCTTACATTCCTGTCATGGTTCAGAGAACTATTGGCCCTAACGATTTTGCACCGCGCGTCGGTCTGCTTACTCGTTATGGTGTTGTTGATAACATCTTCGGGTCGAACCTCTATTACCATGTGGTATTGTTACAAGGACTTGGTAGCACGTTTACTCCTGGCTCTCAATCAGTGTATTTCTAATATACTACCGAGAGTAGGTAAGTCAATCAGAACGGCGGGACGAAAGTCCCGCTGTTCTTTTTTGTATAAATTTATTAAAAGTGGTTAGGGATTAATAAATATTATTATGGCAATAATTACAACTTTACCTTTTCAGAATCATGACCAGATCATCACGACGAACTCCAATCAAATTATGGATGGTCCGCTTCCGATCGAGTTGGGTGGATCTGACCGATTTTGGGGCGGTGTTACCGCTTCTGGTGCAAAAAACGTGCTTTCAGCTGGAGCAATAGGAGGGGACCTGGGAGCAAAGGCGGATGCGACCATGACGTATATTATTGGTCTTAGCGCCGGTGTCGGTG